AGTGATATTATATTCTGCTCGTTGGGTTTCAGGGTGTACGCAAAGGCGTGAAAGTTCAAAGAGTCCTTCTTGCTCATTTCGTGCTAGTCCAAATGCTCCTTGTGCTACTTCTGGGACAGGGAGTCCAGTAAAGATACAGACTCCCTTAATGCCACCGATATTCAGTGGACTAAAATCATTTCTCTCATACAGACCGTAGTTATAACCACTCTTAAATCCTTTAGAAAAGTCCTTAAGATAATGAAACCGCAGAAGTAACTCTGCGGCTTCGGATTTATTTACACGGTCTATTGTGTAATCAGACTTCACTCGTCGGCAAGGCGTGCGAAGTAAGACAGAGCATCATCATCGTCATCCTCCACAGGTGCCGCAGCACGACGAGTAGGTTGAAGATTGTTGAGTTCGCTACGAAGATCCTCATCAAGATCCTTCGCAGGACCACGAGAATACTCTTCCTCATCAGCAACATCAGGGTCTTGATAACGAGGAGTGCCTTTGTTACCCAGAACATACTCAAGACGCTTCTTCAGTTCGTCATAGGTCTTGAACTGGTCAGCAGCAACGAGTTCGGCAAGAGAGAACTGCTTCTTCCACACTGCTTCCATTGCGTCATCGTCGTCCAGAAGGGGTTCAGGACGGGCAAACTCACTGGAATCATAGTTACGATAACCAGCAACATTCTTTGCCTTCAGTTTGAAGTTGGCACCCTGCCAGAAGTCAAACGGATCAATTGCTTCCTCATCTTCAAACTCGGGTTGCATCGCAGCAGTGAGTTTGTCAAAGATCTTCTTACCAAACTTAAACAGGAAGACTTTACCTTCGTTGGCAGGATTAGCAGGATCCTTGACCACATAGATGTTGGCAACATAGGTCAGTTTACGCTTCTGCTTTCGTGCCAGTTCTTTACCAGCATCGGTGCCATTGTTCCACAGTTCAGAGTTCAGTTCGGACACAGGATCCTTCTGACCCAGAGTGGTGAGACTGTTCTCAATATACCAACCACCAGGACCTTGGAATGCGTGACTGTAGAGTTTCACGAACGGAAGATCCTCACCGTTCGGAGCAGGCAGGAAACGGATCACGGCATAACCATTGCCACTCTTATCACACTCCAGTTTCCAGAGACGGTCATCGCTGCTAGAACCGCCATTGTTATTCATTTTTTCTACTTCCTTGACCAGTTTAGCGGTCAGGTTGCCCAGTTTGGATTGCTTTTTAAGGTCTGCGAAAGACATTTGGATTACCTCGGATTAATTGGATTCGGGGGATTACTCGGATAGTATAACAGGGATTCTCTCAACCGTCAATGTATTGCTTGAGAGATTCAATGGTCTGGTTCATACTATTGAATAAAACTTGCATATCGGTTTCTGGTGGGAAACCCATCAGTGCCACCGACTTGCGTAGGTTCTCTTTCATTTCAACCGCTTGTGGGTCGTCTGAAAGGGACAACCTAGTATACATCACTCTTTGCTTTTCTAGCAAGGTTTGAAGTTTTTCAACATGACTCAACTTGGTCTCACGGTCCATCACACCAAAAGTCAGGATACTTCCATAAATTTCTTCTTGAAGACGATTGATTTCTTCAAGTTCTTCCTGGATAATATCAGATTTAAAAAACTCACTCATTGATTATAGACCGTAAGATCTTTCGGTAGTTGAATACATCAATATTTATTAAAAATGGGGAATATTTCTTAATCTTTAAACTTACGGTCTCCCACACTGGGTCCAAAAGTTGCTTATCAAACTTATTCCCGAACAGGAATATCTTATCATAGATCACTAGGGTTTCTAGGCAAATTTTCCCGCCCAGGAACTTTTTAAGGACGGGTGGATGACCTTTGGAACAGTTCAAGGCATCGTCTAATTTGATTTCCGAGAACAATTCGTTGCTTTGTTCTTTGAACAAGTAAGTCAAACTCTGTTGGCGCTTCATCCACTCTGAATAGTTTCTTTCGCCAGAATTGATAATTTCTCCAATCCATAAGTTTTGTGGGTTATCTACGGATACAAAATTTGATACTAAAAAGTCTACGACTTCTTTGTCATTATACTTACGACTTGTCTTCTCAAACCAGTATTTGTCCTTGCGTTTATTAAAGGATGTCATACTAGCACGAGTCTTCGCACCGTACTTAAAGAAATCGTATTTTGGGTTTGTGAAATGATTTTTGAGTGAGAGATAATGTTGATAAGTTTCAAAGGGGCTCACAGTCACAATGGCAATTTTGCTTTTGAAGTTCGCTTCATAAAGTTAAGACGAGTTGCGTCCCACTTCAGTCTCTCTTTCAAAGGTTTTGAAATGAGTTTCGTGACTGATTCTACTTCAAGACTATTGATTTCGCAATAGTGACAAATAGCATCAATATAGTTGAAGTTTTCTTCGGCAACAATCTTTTCAATTTCCAAAGCAAACTTGGAAGGTGTTAAAAACTTGCTTTCTATTGCCTGTTCTAATTCCTTATTTGGTTCCATAGAGTTCCAGTTTATCTCCAACAAACTTTCTAATGTATTTGCCGAGTAGTTTGATGTACTTTGATTTGTCTCGTTCTTCATAGACGACGCATTCTCCATTTTCACAAGCCATAATGATTACAAGTTTTTTGACTGAAATACCAGTCAGTTCGTACAACATACAACCGTATGCCATACATTGAACAAAATAGTGTTCAATCCACTCGCGTGGTTTTGGTTTTTTAGAAGTCTTAAAGTCTATTATTGCTAACTCGCCGTCATATTCAGCGATACAGTCAACTGTCCCAGCAATACCTAGTTGCTTACTATATAGGGACCCTTCAAGGGCGTAAATATTATTTATGCGATTAAGTTCTGTTTTTGCGATTTTAAAGAGAAAGTCAGATAGTGGTTGAACTTTTGGTAGATCCTCATTTTTAAGATGATGTTCTACCAATGTGTGCATATCGGTTCCACGACTGGTTGCCGCTTTTGTAACACGATCTGCCTCTTCCTCACCAACTTTCTTACGCCAATTAATAAAGATCTCTTTATTAAAGTGACTGGTAATAGAAGTAATGGAGACCAACTTCAATAGTTGGTCTTCATCTGGAACTTTATAATAACGAACACCATCTATAGTCTCCCTCTCTAGTTGAGGGAGTTCAATATCAACATGATTAAACATTAAAAACCTGCTTCCATTTTTGCGATAATGTATTCTTTACAGAGACCAGAGCGAACAATATCTTCTACACCAAATTCAATTATATCAAAAGACGGCATTTTACGCAAGACTGTCATAAAGTCTACAATACCATTACGCTCATTTGTCTTCTGTAAATCTGACTGTGAGGCATCACCACAGAAACAAATTCGTGTATTCTCACCCACACGAGTGATAATAGAATCTAATTCGTGGAAGTTTAGGTTCTGAAACTCATCTACAATAATGATTGAGTTATCAAGAGTCGTTCCACGAAGGAAAGAAGTGCTCCAGAACTTAATGGTCTCTTGTGACTTGAGATTTCCGTAGAGCATCTCAAAGTCGGCATCAGAAGGCATCTGGAACATATACTTCACCATATTCTTATAAGGAATCTGGTAAATATCTGCCTTATCATCATGAGTTCCAGGAAGGAACCCAATTTCACGAGTTGCTACAAGAGAACGAACAAGATAGATTCTTTCATAAGGAGTATATTCGTTCAGAACATCTTGAAGAGCATTGTAGAGTGTAATAAATGTCTTACCTGTTCCAGCACAACCATAGGCAACAATGTGCTTATCTTCCTTATATGAATCAAATAAACGCTTTTGGTTTTCTGTGAGAGGATCAATATCAACCAGATAATCGGAACTCAAAGGTTTTTTTCTTTTCATCTGTTTTGCCGTGAGTCCAACCCCGATAGGTTGCTCTGCAGATGATCTTTTTCTTCTTGCCATTAGATTTTCTTTACGCGAGAACCAGGTGCTTTGGATGCCTTATGAAGAACATCGTTCCATCCAGGATTACGATTGACGAGCTTATCTTTCCACTCCCCCACCTCACCAGGAGAAGGGCAAGTAGAAGGATCCGACCAATCACGAATCCATTCAGGATTATCAGACTTCCACTGATCCCAGTCGTGGATGCTCATTTCCACTTCTTTCTGTTCACCAGTGGTTTGATTAATAACAGGATATACAGGACACATAAGTTACGAAATCAAGATAATTTATTTAGACCCACTCAAGGGCTTCTGCCACTGTCGGGAATTGTTCGGAAAATACCTTCTTACACTCTAGAGCAATATCCATGTGCTCTTGTTGAGTTCCATTAGCAGACCTCAAAGTAATGTAGTGAATCCAACTGCGACAAGATCCACTCATATAAATGCGTGTAGGAGTCGCCAGAGGCAGTACAAAGCGAGCACACTCCTTTGCCACACCGTGACCCAGAAGTTCCTTGTAGAGTCGCATACCCTCCGCAAAATGCTCTTGAATCTTGCTTTGGAGTGTCAGTTTTTCATACTGCCCAATGTCATCAATAGAGTTTTGACGATTCTTGGTATCCTGACGACGAAGATCAGGAACTGGAATGTATTCAGAAATCAGTGAAGTATCGGCATAACGCTGTGAAAACTCTTGATAGGTAAAAGAGCGATGACGAAGAATCTGTGCGGCAATGCCACGATTCGTTTCAATCTCAAGAGTCATAAAAGACTGCTCAAAAACAGACCAATGATTATGCTTAATACAATAAGCAAGCAACTTGGCATAGTTTTCGTTGTCTTGATTCGCAGGATTACTAACTCTCGCAACATACGCCATTGTTTGTTCTGCATCGGGAGTTACACTAATCAGTTTTACGCTCATTTCTTTCCAAATCCTTTTGATGTTTTTGCCTCCAATTCAGAGAGTTGCTCTTTCAACTCTTTAAGTTGGGATTTCATTTCTCTGATTTTTTCATCAGTATAAAGATGATCTTGCTTGACAAGTCGTTCAAGCAATTTAATCAGTTTTTTTGCTCTACTAGTCATTAATCTGCGTACCCATCATCATCGTCATAAAGTTCATCATAATCTATAAATCTTTCTGTTGTTTTTTCTGGTGCCTGATAAGCAGAGACATCAGAATAAACTTCTGCCTTCAGAGAGTCAACCAACAGTTCAAGATTACGGACGATGAGTTTAAGTTTTTCTTTGTCCATAAGATACGGTTCTCTCTGATTATTTTAACATAAAAAAAGGAGGGGATCAACCCCTCCAATGAACATTACATTTTACTCAACATCTCCCGGCATATTCTTTTACAGGTTTGCTGATTTTCGTCACACTCAATCAAACAATTGAAATAGTCATTCATTAACTCGTTCTGTTCTGTAAATTTATCAATTGTCTTCTCAAGTTTGCCCCAACCCGCAAGTTGATTGTAAGAAATTAAGTTGTGCATAATGACCTCCACGCACAAAGAATATCATAACAAAGGAGTTTTCGTTCATTTGTATCACCACACATATTCTACTACTATCTATGTGTTTTGTGTGGATTTTCTGATATTCCGCAACAAAAATTTATGCCTACGAGTTTATACCTACACAAAAAAAGAGGGAGAGTCAATCTCCCTCAAACTTAAACATTTTTTCAAACCACTCATCCAAATGAACGATATAACAAGACCAATAATTACAACCTCTATATGTTAGTTGATAACAAGCAGGAGGTCGGTTGTCCTTGTCCATATCATCATAATGGTATGTGTAGTTTTCCATTATTTGTCCAACCACTGAACATACATTGATAAAAATACGGTTGTTAAGGCAATTGCGGCAGTGGATGAGACTATGAACTGTGCCATTACTTTGCTCCTACTAATTGTGCTAGTTGGGCTTGATGACGACGCTGTTCTTTTTGTTTTTGTTCTTTAATGAGTTGTAGGAAGTTAAGTTTTTTCACTTGTGCCCCTCCTTTACAAAACGAACACCACGATAGGTCTCGTTGTATTGTTGGGGTTCTTGTTGCTGTTGTGCCTGTTGTTGCTTACGAACTTCTGTGTCGTATGCTTGGCCACGATAAACGACTTTAGACATTAGGGTTCTCCTTAAGTGTTAAGTTAAAGAGCGTTCCTTCAGTCGGCTTTTGCGTCTATGAAACAACTTTTCTTTGTTAACTGTTTGATTTCACATACAAGATCATTTTTTTGATAATCTGTAACAAAATTACTAGCATTAACTCTGCTAATGAGAAGTTGTGCTTGTAAACAGGTTAAGAATAATTGTTCCATAAATGAACGAATCCGTTCCGAGTCGGCTTACTTCCGTCCTATTCAGTTTTTAGCACCTTTGAATCACATCCTTTCGGAGTTCTAAAAGCAATCGGTCTTCTACTCTTTGGTGGACTACATCGTCGTTTTTAACGATGTCCATTAGTTCCCACGCGGCGTCACAACTTATAGTCACAGGATATGATTTGAGTTGTGGCGTTGAAACAGAAAGAAGTGGAACCCATGCTAAAAGCAAAAGTGCTTTAGTCATAGGATGAACGTTAGGAGGTTATTATACTCCTATTCATCCTATATAGGCAACCTTTGTGTGAAAACTGTAACAATAAATACGAAACTGTATCTATATTATACTAAAAAGCGTGAAGATTTGTGAAAACCCTCACGCGAGAAAAATTTGCCGGGAAAATTTCCGCCGATATGGGGAATCACTTTCGCTTTTTGGTTTTGGGTGTTTGATATCCCCATGACTTTGGATTGACTGTGCCTTCTGTCCAACCCATGCTTCTTACATCACGATACTTGTCCCAATAGTGATCAAAGATGTCAGAACGAAGACCTTGTACTATATCAAACTTCTCACCTTCACTGTCACCATAACTGATTAGATAAGAATCTCGTGGGAGACTCTTATCTTCGGCAAAGGATGGGTCACAGTTTGTATGAATAATGTTGATGCCCTTTCCCATATCAAGAACGATTCCCCCACTGAATATCGGGATATGCTTGAGAGACAATCTCTTTAGTGATCTTATACTTCTCACCAAGTTTCTTGTCCTTACAGAGACTGACGATTTCTGCTTCTAGTGGATGAAGACCCTCCAGAATGTTGATGAACATCGTTTCTCTACGAATACCATTCAGAGAATCATTACCACCCTTTACGAAGTGGTAAAAGTTTACATACTCTCTGCGAATTGTAGTGTGTCCCTGCTTATCAGTGGATCCAAGAGAGAATGATCCTGTCTCGTGCATCTTACGAACTTCTTCGGTGATCTTCGTAGAAAGAGATCCACTATAAGAAGTTTGTTCGGAGTATCCAGAATAAGGAACTGGACCATCAGGAAGCATACTTACAATACTCTCATCAAAGTTCCATACAAAAACAGACTTTAGTGAGATGTGCTCATACTTCTGAAGTACTTCTACTTTTTTGGCATTTGATTTTTGCCTTGATGCCAGATCTAAAATTTCAAAGACGAATGGATTATTAGGAAGATCCAGTGATGGAGCAACCTTAATTGTTTGTGTTGCCGTCTTATTCGTCGTCGTCTTCTTCGGTGCTGTTGTCTTCGTAGTCATGATAGTTTTCAAAGTTAAATGCGATCACCTCATCCGGTATCAGGTTACCCTGATTGTCAAACATTTCGGGGTGAGGTCTTGGAATCTCCCGATAGTTCATCATATATTCTCTTGCCACCCAACCTGCCATTACTCCCACTATAAGAAACAAAACGGTTAGAAAGGAACCGAAAACTAAACTAACTGCGAGCATTTCTTTTACCTCGGGAAACTACTTTTCTTTTCCTGGACTTAAAGGAAAATTCAAAATAGATGGTTACTTCCCGATTCAGAAAGCAAACCATCTTCTCAAAGATGATGTGGAACGGTTGAGTCTGCTTTCTTTTTCCTCCATTAAGTATAAGTTCAACGCCACGATTAAAGTGGTCTTCTGGTTTATTTATGTTAGGACTTGATGACTTGTTGTTCCTTGAGGAATTGGATTGTGTCAACTGACCCTCCTAATTTTTTATCATCACAAATTACCTGAGGAAAAGTTGATCCTTCTCCAAACTCGGCATAGAACTCATCTTTGGTAAAGTCCGTACCAAGAGTATACACTACAAAGTTACTGCCTGTCAACTCTAATACTTGTTTGACTTTACTACAGTAAGGACAATCATCTTTTGAATAAACTGCGAAATTCATAATTGGTTATAAAATTATATACTATTTAACATCCATATCCCAGGAAGTAATCATACGAAGTTTGTTTGTTTTCATGGCATCAGCATAATGTATCGTTGAACTTGGCCAAATATACATTACACCTTCTTTGGGATTTGGAATAGAAGCAAGTTGAGTTGTATCATTTACTGGATCATTCCATGGTCCAATAAACTTAGTCGGTTCATGGACTTTATCATTATATTCGAGGTAAAGTAGTCCAGTATATCCAATCGAACGATGGTTATGTGGGCAATGATTTTCGTTCCTTTTTGTATATTTTAAGGTCCAGATATCAGTTACTCTTAAGTATTTAAGTTCTGCTTCTGTCTTAAACTGTTCTAGTTCCTCTGCAAAAATATTTTCAAAATCAAGGGCATATCTATTCTTTTTAGAATGGCGATCTGTTTGAAAAGTATTTGCTCCGTAATAATCAAATTTGTTTTGATTTATCCTAGACAATAGTGCTTTCTTTTTACGATCCCATTCATTGACTTCATAAGAAAAAAGAGGAACATAAAATAGAATATTAATCATCTGTCATTAGCATGATGAACAAATGGTCCTTGTGCGTTTACATAGTGTAGGAAGATTTGGTGATGATAGGTATCATCTTCTTTCTTACGGAATGTGCGCCACAGGTTTTCCAATTTACTATACTTGGATTCTAGTGGGTCACGCCAGTGCTCACGCTCGCATCCTTTATAAACAGCAGCATCACCATTCTTCATTAGAACATAAGACTCACTACCATCAGGACGCTCAAACCAAATTGGCCAAGGATTGGAAGAGTTAGTGCTAATTTGAAGAGTCACACTGACTTCACACGCAGGGCGATCACTATGACGCCTTAGTTGCTGACCAACATAATAGAAGCGGTCATAGAAGTAGGTAGGAAGCAAATCAATACCAAGACGCTTCTCTACTTCCTTACGAACAAGATAGTGAAGTTCCTTATACATTGGAACATTATATCGTGCTAGTGAACCATTCACCTGCTTTTCATCTGGGACATAAGTAAATTTATCCTTACGGACATAATTCATTTGCCCCGTGATACGATTACCATTCTCGTCAAGTGGAGGAGCACAGTAAAGATTTTCTGGGTCGGCAATGAGTCCTGGCATGAAAAGATATCCATTCTTCTCGAAAGACTCATTCTTCGTCATATTGGTGGTGGTTGGAATAGCACAACGCTGATACCCATCTTCATAGACACCACCAGTTGATACATACTCTTTCATCACTTCCACCTCGGGCCAACCACCCAACCTACAAGACTCTTACGCAAACCAGACTTGACCTTACGAACACGGTGCTTGGTGCGTGAGTCAAATACCATCAGAGTTCCACGCTGCTTCGGAGCAAAGTAAGTCTCACCACCATTATCAAGGAACTGAACTTCGCCACCAGTATAGTCACTGGGGTCAGAGAGTTGAAGAGCAAAGGACAACTTCCTTACATACTCGCCATTCAAAGTCACTTGGTCTTGACTCATGTTTGTTCCCGAACCAGGAACCAGTTGTGGTTTGTAAAAGGTATCAATATCTGCGTCCTGGTGCCAATTATAAAACTGCCCTTCACCATATTGGGTATATTGAATACTTCCACCATCAATATCGGTCAGATCGTAGCAGAAGTTCTCACGGTTTACTTTATCAATATAATACCACAACCAACCACCAATCCAATGTGAAGTAGGAATCCAAGCATTCTTACTATTGCGGATAACCTTATCCACTTGCGCTCCCATGATCTGGGAGTCTGCCGCAATAGAGTCGAATGTTTGAAGGTCTTTTTCTACAATTTCTACGATTTCAGTTGGCAAGTTAGTCATGTGCCAACAGGTTAAAAATGCCATAGTCGAATAATATTCCTCAGTTTGATTATATATGATTGTAATAAAAATGTCAATAAAAAATTTTCTGCTGATATTGAAGAAAGTTGCGATCAACCCACCTAATTAAATCACCAATTTCAGAAAACTGATCGCACAAACCATCATCAATAATACCAAAGGAAGGATACAATGTTTTAACCAATCCTAAATTTGGTATTTCTGTCTCGTTAATTGGTTTTTCATTTCCTATCAAACCAAAAGACTTTACATAAACATTAGATAGTTCATAGTTTTTTACTCTATCTAAATTAAAGTGATCACATACTTTATCCATAGTTTCTTTTTTATTCTTAAAAAAACTATTTGATTCTATCCACAAAACATCATCAACTTCTTTCATCCATTGAACATTATTCAACCATATAAAAGCAATTTTTTCAAGATCAGTTTTAAACTCAAATTCTTTTAAAGATGGGTGGCAGTGATCTAAATGATGCTCATATTTTTTAGATATGATACTTCTAATATAATTTGATGATTTAATTTTAAACAGATGATGTTTTAGTTTTCTATATAAAAATACTTTTTTGCCTGACAGTTCATTTGAAAAGGGACACCATCCACTTCCAAATTTAATTGTAACATTATCAAGTTCCAAGTCACCATTCAATAAACTAGAAGTCCACGGTGGTTCACAATAAACAGTTGTAGAGTTGGCCAATAATGTTGCCATTAGCGTTGAACCACAGTGAGATGTGTGGTAAATTTGATTAATTTTCATGTGCTTTTTGGTAATCAACTCCAAAGAAATGAGATATACAATATCTACCATTTCCAGAATAATAATCTGTATCTTCTATACTTACCCACTTAACTCCATGAGTAACATATGATGGTAACAGAATTAAACTGTTGTTCGTACATTTAAATTCATAATCTCCATACTCTGGAAAAAATAATTCACCACCCGTAAACTTTCTAGGTTCTCTATTAAAATAACTGAATGCTAAAAAGTCATGATTTATATCGGTATGGGGTGCGTAATAGTCACCATCATGATAATACCTAACTTTTGTATAACAATAATTGGTGTGTAGAATTTTTTTATGTTGAGGAAACTTATCATAAAAGATATTCAAAAACCCATGATTGAATAACTTTTGAGTAACAGTTATAATGTTGGAAATATTTTTATCATTATAAGAAACATCCAGTTGTATTGATCTGGATTTAGTTAAAATCTCCCCAGTTTCTGGATGAACTGCTCCGTGAATGTATCCCGGATCATAAAGTTTTCCTGGTTTAGTTAAGAATACAAGTTCTTCCCAAATTAAATCTAACTCTTCGTCAGTATAAAAGTTTTCTATAGTCAAATGAGGAAATGGATCTTTAAATATACTTATCTTCCTTTCCATTATTAGTAGGCATTTTAAATATCATATCAAGTATTTGATTGATTGTCAATTAAATCTGATACCCAAGATCTTTCTCCTTCAGAACCTTCAACTTGTTTCCAATCTGAAATAGATTCATCCCATTCATATTGATGAGTAGTCATTGGTTTTGGAAATGGTGGTCTCCATTTTTTTCTTTCTGGATCATACCACCACATAGGATGTGGTTGAGGTAAAATAAATTCATCAAATTCTTCACTATATGAAGAACCATCTAGAACAATACGATTGTATTCTTCATCATAATGATATCCTGGTGGAATAAAAACCTGATGAACTTCATCATAGAAGTCTCCTATTCCAGCATACTTATACCTGAAATTTGAATTATAAGAAGTTTGAACCCACTTTGTATCTTGCCCTAGTAAATTTTTACAAAATTGAATTCCAATCTCTTCCGATTCATTTCCATTTTCATCCAAAATGTCTGAGTTATTGACTACTGTTACTTGAAGTACAATATTATTTTCATCTAATTGAGAAAAGTGCGCCATAAGAATTAAGTTACAGAGAATGTACCGTTACCAGTAAAGTCGTGAATAGTATAAGGAGAACCACTAACTGTTGCAGTTGTGACTGTACCACCTGTTGCTTTTTGTACTGATCCAGCATAACGAACTATTACTCTTCCAGAACCTCCTGTTCCAGTTGAACCATATCCATCAGCATTTCTAGAACCTCCACCAGTATTAGCGGCAGGTGAACGAGTTGTACTACCATCACCATTAAGACCAACTGAAGGACCAAATCCTGGTGACACCGCCGCCCCACCGCCACCAAAAGCAACAGTCAATGAAGTACCACCTCTAAAAGTTGCTAGATCATATCCAGATCCACCATTAGCGCCATTAGAGGTTCCAGCAGTTACACCAGCACTACCTTTTCCTCCTCCGCCGCCGGCTCCCCATGTTGATCTAGGAACAAAACTGGAACCACCACCAGGATTTCCTTGCCCAGGTGTTCCTGATCCACCGGCGCCACCCGATGCTCCACCACCACCAGATCCACCCGGAATACCTGTAAACGGAGTAAGGTTGTCGGAGGCGCTACCATATCCACCACCAGCAGCATTAGTAGCTCCAGTAAATAAAGTTGCAGTTCCATTAGTATTTCCACCTCCACCACCACCAATTGTGACTGTCCTACTTGTCCCTGGATCTAATGCTGCTGAGTAAATATACAATCCACCAGCGCCTCCCCCGCCGCCGCCGGCCACGAAGTAGGTATCATCTGTTGACGGGGGCGTGATTAATCCAATCCTACTTGTAGTTCCACCACCACCACCCATCATAAGAACTTCAACACTCAATGGTGCTGAACCACTCGTCATAAAAAATGATTGAATAATAGACATATTAAGTTAACCCCGCTCCTGATATTACGAATATATTAGACCCTACACACAAAATTGTACATACTCCATATTGTGCTAATGTTCTGTTTCCAGTAGTAGCAGTTCCTGCTAAACGCAAAGTAACACTAGTTCCTTGTGTGATTGTTTGGTTGGATGATGAATTATTGTATATAGTCACTGCATCACCAACATTAAACACTGAGGCTGGAACAGTAACACCACCAGTAGTTATTGATATATGCTTTCCAACATCACCAGATACCAAAGTGTATCCTGTTGTTTTGGAATTTTGAGGAATTGTTGATGGTCCAAAAACTCCTTGAGTACCTTGCGTTCCAGTGGTTCCCTGAGAACCAGTAGTTCCTTGGGTTCCCGTTATACCTTGAGCACCTGTAGTTCCCTGAGAACCAGTAGTTCCTTGGGTTCCCGTTATACCTTGAGCACCTGTAGTTCCCTGTGCTCCTGTTGTACCCTGAGTACCCGTGGTTCCTTGTGTTCCTAATGTACCTTGAGAACCTGTTGCTCCTTGAACACCCTGCCTACCCTGAACTCCCTGAACACCAGTGGTTCCTTGAGTTCCTAGTATACCTTGAATACCCTGAGTACCCTGTGATCCAAGAGTACCATTGAATCCTTGAGCACCTTGTACACCCTGAGTTCCTTGTGGACCACCAGTTGTATAAGTGCTGATCTCTACACTATCTCCAGCAGTGAGAGGATCATTTAGAACAATGTCTGTTCCACTCGTCGCGGTGTAGTCTGATGGTCCTAGGTGAGCACCATTGACATAGACATCAACATTCGCACCAACAACATAGGTGACACTGAATGTTGTTTGACTTGCTGTTGCTGTAAAACTACTGTTGGTTCTAGAAAAACTAGGACCTTGAAGACCTTGAATACCCTGTGTTCCCTGAGAACCAGTAGTTCCTTGGGTTCCCGTTATACCTTGAGCACCTGTAGTTCCCTGTGCTCCTGTTGTACCCTGAGTACCCGTGGTTCCTTGAGTTCCTAATGCACCTTGAACACCCTGGATACCTTGGATACCTTGGGTTCCTTGAATACCCTGAACACCTTGGACTCCTTGAATGCCTTGAGTGCCTTGGATTCCTTGAGTCCCCTGTACACCTTGAGTACCTTGAGTACCTTGAGTACCTTGAATTCCTAATGTACCTTGAACACCTTGAGTACCTTGAACTCCTTGTGTTCCTTGGACTCCTTGAGTTCCTTGAGTACCTTGGACACCTGTGACGCCTTGTACGCCAGTGTTAATTCTTACCCAAGAACTGCCATTAAACTGCCAGGTCGTATCATTGGCAACATAAGTATCGTTTATAGCAGGATTATTGGGAAAATTAAGGGCTGCCATTATCTACTTTTTTGACTATTTATCCTCAAAAATATCATCTCTATAAATTATCTATTCTCGTGTTTCCAATACCCAACCAGTGGTATTGTCTGCCTGATAGGCATCCTCATCCCAAACATATTGTGATCTTGCTTCTTTCTGCTCCTCTGTCAATTCTGGTTGAGGAATAGGAGCATCCCAGTGCCCAGTGGTAGTATTCAAAGTCCAAGAATCACGACCTTCTGGTTTTGCTGGATGGAAGATGTCGTGTTCCGAACTATAATACCAACCAATACCAGGATAGTTCGCACGGAAACCTGGTTTTCCACTTGGTTCATTGGTCTCGGCATCGTAATGAATCCCACCACGAGTATTGTAAGAACACTTCTTCCAATTCTCATGACCATGATGTTTGATGAGATGCTCTAATCCAATCTCTTCCTTTTCAATACCACCACGAGTCATACAATCAATTGTATCAACTGTAAGAACTGCGGTTACGATGTTGTCCAGTCCTAATTTTGCGTAGTGTGCCATCTTTATAACTCTGGTTCAGGTCCTTCGGGTTTGGGGTAATTTTCTTTGACTGTTTCAATCGCAGTCATCCAAGTACCATTATTTAGGTTTCCTGCTTTTAAATCGTGATAAAGCATATCCAATTGGTCTTTGACACTTGGATAATCTTTTTCACGATTTCTTTCATAGAGATAGTAGTTATAAATCTCTACTTCTCTTACAACTTCTGCTTGAATTTCTTCCCAGGTCGGTGGTTCTCTACCTTCATCATCTTCCCATCCAACAAAGGTGGTGTTTGAAAGGTCCCAACGAGCACCAGGACGAAGAGTTTGAATTGCGGTATCTACACCAGGAACAGGATACTGAATACCCTTAAACTTTCTGTATGCCATATAGTCAAATAAGTTATATACGGGAGTATTTATGCTGCTGATGGATAAGCAATGATGACGATTCCCGAACCACCAGCACCGCCACTAGTATTTCCAGAACCTCCCTGTCCACCATTACCTGTATTTGGAGTTCCAGCAGTTCCACCTCCGCTCCCGTCTCCGGTGGTGACACTAGGTCCACCTGCGGCATAAGTTGTACTAGTACCATTAATTGAAGATGCGGAACCGGGTCCACCAGGAACATTTCCACCCGGTGGAGCAGGAGTTCCAGCACCGCCAGCACCTCCGCCACCAGCCCCAGCTGGACTACCTGACGATCCTCCATCATTTCCTTGTGTAGGAACTGGTGTTGATGTTCCTGCTACTCTATTCCCATTTCCTCCACTGCCTGGACCTGAACCAGCACCTCCACCAGAACCACCATTTCTTCCACCATAGTTTGCTGAACCATCACCATTTCCACCACCCAATCCTCCACCTTCAGAAGTTATGGTTCCGAATATTGATTGATTTCCATTTTCTCCTGCCACTCCGGGATAGATAGATCCTGCCCCTCCACCACCAACAGTAATAGGTTGTGAAGTCGCTACAAACATAGTTCCTGTCCTCATTCCACCAGCACCACCGCCGCCACCTCTATTACCACCAGCACCACCACCACTACCAACTACAAGATATTCCACAGTTGCAGATCCACTTGATACAGTAAATGTTCCTGGTGAAGTGAATGTATGAACTTTAAATCCACTTCTTGAAGTTGTACTTTCTGTTCCACCAGAAGCTGTAAACTGGTTTCCAAAGCTAGTCCAGGTAGATCCATTAAAAACTTGGGCTGTTGATGTGGTACTATTCCAAATAACTGTACCCGTAGCAGTACTGGTTAAAGCATCTCTCTGTGCCGTTGTAAAAGTACCCATTCCAAATCTATGTTGATCACCAACTTGAATTACATTTGTTGAATCATTAAAAGTAAATCCAGCATCACCAGAAGTTACATTAGATCCATTCTTATAAACAACCTGGTTTGCCGTACCACCGACAGTAGCACCAGAAGTACCTTGTGTTCCTGTGGTTCCAGTGGTTCCTTGAGTTCCTGTAGTTCCTGTAGTTCCTTGAGTTCCAGTAGCACCTTGTGTACCCTGAGTACCAGTAGCCCCCTGAGTTCCTGTAATGCCCTGAGACCCTGTAATACCTTGAGTTCCTTGGGGACCAGTCGTACCCTGAGTTCCAGTGGTTCCTTGTGTTCCACCAGTACCTTGTGCCCCCTGAATACCAGCAGAAGAACCTTGCCAGACTCCAGTGTTACTAATGACTGGTGTTCCTTTGATAGATAAACCACCACTGATGTCTACAGTGGTTCCAATGCCAACCTTCGTAGCAGTTCCACTACCTGTAACATTTACAAGACCACCAAGTTGTGCTAGTTCGGTTGCTTTGGTCATTTATCTTTTTGACTATTTATTCTGGTTTTGGATACTTATCTTTGATTGCCTGAATTTGTGCTGCCATTTCTGGTGGGAAAACTCCAGCGTGAAACAGAGCATCAAGTTGATCTGTGATTGCTGGGTATTCTGGTGCTCTTTGGCGTTGGTATTGTGTAAGTTCGTACTCTGCTTTGAGTCTTTCTATTTCTTGAGCAATCTCATCTTCTGTAGGTTTTGATTGAGTTTCATCTACCCATTCCAATCCATCATAGGATGTTCCACGCCAAGTCCATTTAGCGCCTGGTCTTAAATTTTGTAATGCTTGTGAAATATTAGTCATTTTATGCTGCTATCTCCATTAAAGTTAAAGAATATCCGTTGGTGTTTTGTTCAATTCCCGTTCCATTCCATCCAGATTTTCCAACAACAATAGCTGGAGCAGCTCCACTTCCATAAAAGTGAACTGCTCTAAGCTTATAAGTTACTGCTGAAGTTGTAGATGGACTATCAACTAAAACACCAGTAATTGTATATGTTCCATTAGAGTTGGTATTAGCAGGGACATTATCAGTACCGAAAGCTTGGAATGTTGCCCTATTGTTTCCAGATACATTAGAACCAAGGGCAATTGTAGTTGAATCTCTATAAGCCACAAATCCCCATTCTTGTCCAGAAGTTCCTTCCTGAGCTACATTACCATTATAAAGAAATAATATTTTACTGGTGGTAAATGATGGTGTGATAGATAAAGAAATAATATCAAAATCTGCTGTTGAATTTAGTATTGTATTACTAAAAGTTGTTTGAAGTTGAAGAACTTTTCCTCTATTGGGAAGTCCAGTAGTGGTTTGAATATCATTAACCTTGATTAAACTCATTATCCTTCTCCTGGTTTAGGATATTTATTTTTTACTTCATCAACCATTGCTTTCCAACCATCATAACCTTGATGATATAAAGCATCTAGTTGGTCTTCAATGGAGGGATATTCTTTAGCACGGTCTCTTTGATATTGATTGTTCTGATATTCTAATTGAAGTCTTTGTGCTTCTTTAATAACCTCTTGTTGAGTTGGGGGTGGAAATTCATTTTCTAAATTCCATTCAAGATTTTCTACATCATCATCACCAACCAATCTCCAAGCACATCCTGGTTTTAAAGAAGAAATAGCTTGTGTATAAAATGGTATATTCATGATCCTGCTACCTCCATTAATACTAATTGAGTATTGTTATTCCAAAAGTTTGAGACATCATTTCCGGAGTTTCTGTTCACATATACTGTATAACTTGTATTGGTTGCTACTCTAATATCATATTGAACAGCACTTGTTGTTGCTGGACTATCCAAATAAAGAATATGATGAGTTTGTGGCTCACTTCCAGAAACTCTTCTGTACCAATTATTTCCAGCAAGGAAAGTGCTTCCTCTAAAAAGACAAAAAACTTCTTCGGTGCCTGTAGAATTAGCGTCAGCAGAAGTTTTAAACTGACATAAAATTTTATTGGTTGAACTAGAAGGTGTAATGGTTCCAGAAAAAACTAATGTAGAGTTTGATGTTGTGACCACGAAAGCATTAGAACCAGTTCCAGATGTTGAGACTGCTGTTGCTGATGGAACTACTTGTACAACCTGTAAAATACTTCCAGTACTATTTAAAATAGTCCTACCACCAGTGGTTTGTATCTGATTTGTTTTAACTGTACTCATTATTCAACACCTTCTGGTTTAGGATACTTTGCCTTCACAGCAAGACACGCATCTATATATGCCTGCATTTGCTCTGTATCTCCCTTAACAATACCATCAAGATACTCTTTAAAGTCTGGGTATTCTCTAGCACGAAGTCTCTGATATTCTTTATTTTGATGTTCAACAGCGTATTCTGCTACTGCGGCATCAACTTCTTCTCTGGTTGGTTTTTTAACTCCACCTTCCCATACTGGTGGTTCACACCATTCTATGTCATCATAAGAATTTCCTCTTATAATCCACTTGGTTCCTGGTTTTATTTTTTCTATAACTCTAACTAAATCTACTTGATATTCCATAATTTTTATCCTGATATTTCTATAAGAGTCATACTTGAATAAGCTCTACCACCATTGTCAGTATTCTGTCTATTGAGGTAAACACTTCCAGCAGTACCCTGATAATAATAAAGAGAATAAGTAAGAGCAGAAGTTGAAGAAGGAGAATCTAAATATACAACAGGATAAGTTCCTATTGAATAACTTTGAGCAATTCCAAAATCATCGTCAACAGTATTAAATGCTCCTTGATATGCTGATGCTCCACCTGAATAAGCATTATCTAAATCTGTCATAAAATTTGAACCATTTCTCAATATTTTAAGACCACCGTTAAGATTAGATGAACCAAAAGCAAAATTAGCAAGAATTAAAACTTTACTACTTGCTGAACCTGGGGTAATACTAACACCACTCCAAAGAGTTCCAGTAGCACTAGCAGCAACCGTAGTTCTAGTTTCTCCTTGAACAACTTGTAAAATACTTCCAGTGCTATTGAGTATAGGTTTCCCAGCAACTGTTTGAATTGCGTTAGTCTTAATGGTACTCATATCACTTCACATTTCCTCTATTTATTATACCACAGTCCAGGTCGCACCCGAGTTAACCGTGACCGTGATGCCAGAATTGACCGTTATGGGGCCAATACTCATTTCATTATAAGATGTTGTGACCGTATAGTTTGATGCGATGGTCGTTGTGTTGCGGAAGAATGGAACAGTCTCAGCATTGAATCCATTATAAGCACTGATAGTTCCATTGGTTTGTAGATTACCTGTTGATGGATTAATCTGGAATGCTTGAGATGTGGTTCTGACACTTGCGGTTTGGTTTGATCCTGCTGCTGCTACAAAGACCGGATAGAATGTAGAGTTAGTTGTAACGGCAGTCGCATTAATCGTTGTAGAAGGACCAGCAATACCCTGAATACCTTGAGTTCCAGTGGTTCCTTGTGCTCCTGTTGTACCTTGTGTACCAAATGAACCTTGAGTTCCTTGAGCACCAGTAGCACCTTGAGCACCGGTGATTCCTTGTGCTCCTGTTGTACCTTGAGATCCTAGAATACCTTGAATACCTTGAGTACCCTGGACACCCTGAGTTCCTTGTACACCTTGAGTTCCTAGAATACCCTGAATACCTTGGGTTCCTTGAATGCCTTGAGTTCCTTGGACACCTTGTATACCCTGGAGACCAAATCCCTGTGTACCTTGTCTACCCTGAACACCCTGAGGACCAGCAGAAGCAAAAGTCGTAATATCAACAATCTCACCACCAAGAGCAGCAGTTCCAAGAACCACTGCTGTTCCACTTGTCGCAGTGTATTCAGCAGGAGTCAGACGAACACCATTGACATAAACATCAATGTCAGTTCCATCAGCATAAGTCGCACTGAATGAAGTCTGACCTGTTGTTGCGGTGTAGTTATATTCGGTTCTACTAAAGTTCGTACCCTGAAGACCTTGAATACCTTGTGTACCTTGAGTTCCCTGTACACCCTGAATACCCAGAGTACCTTGAATGCCTTGGGTTCCAGTGGTTCCCTGAATACCTTGAATGCCTTGAGTTCCTTGAGTGCCTTGAATACCTTGAACACCTTGAATTCCTTGAGCACCTTGAGTACCCTGAACACCCTGAGTTCCTTGGACACCTTGAGTTCCTTGTGTTCCCTTGTCACCAGTTCTCGCAAAGGTAATAATGACATCTTCATTGTTTGAGAATGAAGTTGCACTTGCCGTACTGATGCCACAAGGAACAAGAAAATATCCAGTCTTCTCAACACTTGTTCCAGTAATCGCAAACAGAGCAAAGTCTGCTGGGTTCGTTCTATTTGAGATCTTGAAGTGACCCTTAATCGTAGAGGTAGAGTCATCAATTGATCTTAGATAATCCTGAATATCAGTTCCAGCATCATCCTGATCATCAATATAAAGTTCAGAAGCACTGGATACTAGAGCATTATTGAGTTTGAGTCTTCCAAGTCCAGGATCACTGTCTGCTGTATTGGTATCAAAAGTGTAGTCAAATGTAGCACCACCAAAGTTTCCTTCAGTTCCTTGAACACCTTGAGTACCTTGGACACCTTGTCTACCTTGGATTCCTTGGATTCCTTGAATACCTTGAATGCCTTGGGTTCCTTGAGTGCCCTGAACACCTTGGATTCCTTGGACTCCTTGAATACCTTGAGCACCTGGGTCTGGTATTCTGTTCCAGCTAGTTCCGTTCCATTGCCACCTTTTACCATTGGCGTTGTAAATCTGGTTGAGAGATGGACTAATTGGAAAGTCTAGTGCCGCCATTATCTATTTTTTAGTTATTTATTCTGGTTTGGGTCCTAGTAATTCTTCATCCCAGATTGCTTTGAGTTCTGCTGTGATTTCATCAACGGTTGTTCCAGTGATCTCTGCTTCAGTAACAATATTAGTTACATCTCGGAGTGCTTGTTTCTGTGCTGCGATAGAAGCAGTATCTCCGCCAAGTTCTAGAGCACGAACAAAATCCACATCTAGTTTTTCTAGAAGTGGTTTTCTGACTTGACGAATATGATCTTTTTGAATTTCTTTTGCCTTGTCTAGATTAACTTTAATCATTTTCTATACTCCTGAACCCAATCTTCATAATCCACACCATAACCAGTAGGTTCTCCAAGTGCTTCTAGGTCAAGTTCCCAAGCATCAAAAAACGTATAATCATGGGATATATCATCTTTGTTTACAACCCAAAATGGTTGACCTGTTGGCGTGTCTTTAAGTCCAATTTCTATAGCAGAATAAGTTTCCAACGCTTCTGGTGCTGGGTAACATATTGTTACTCCACCAGTATCATTTCCATGAATGATTAATTGGTCCATAATATTTTTAATTTTTTGAATATTTATACTCCAAATTAACGGAAGATAGCTACAGACATCACCACACCATCTGCAGAAGTGCCAGAACCATAACGACCATGCCAAAATTGTGCAGAGGTAGTAGTATAATTGCCAACAGTTTCACCTCCCACTCCACATGCATATTCATATTGTCCAATAGCAATCAAAGCATAATTTGAATCTGCTAAAGCGGTGCTAAAATTTACAGTATATCTGCCAGTAGAATTTCTTGATATGGAACTTGTATTATGAGAAGCACGAATACTACCATTTGAACCATTAAAATTTACCCAGACACGAGCACCATTACCAGAATTAACACCGCGCCAAGAACCGAAACCATTACTCTCATTAAATCTTACAGACAGATAAGGTTTAGATGAATTTCTATCAACAGCAAACATAGCACCATAAGATCCACTTCCCGTTGCTGGATATTCACTACCAAGTCCTATATACCAAGAATAAAACTGATTACCTTCATTTGATCCAACATCGCCTGGACCATTTCCACTACCTTGAACAAATCTAAATCCAAAATCATATGAAGGAGTAGTGCCAAAAGAGGTTCTAGTGCTATGAACCCCACCCATATTATTGAACAAATTTACGGCACTAATACCGTTGAGCGTAGTAGCATCGGTAGTAGTTAGTCCACCAGCACCTTGAGTACCAGTAGTTCCCTGTGCTCCCGTCGTACCTTGAGAACCAGTAGCACCCTGAGTACCTTGCGTTCCAGTTGCTCCTTGTGTTCCCGTTATACCCTGCCTACCCTGAACTCCCTGTACCCCTGTAGTACCCTGTGCCCCTGTGGTTCCTTGAACGCCACCAGTGCCTTGTACTCCCTGAATACCAGCAGTAGAACCTCCCCAAGTTCCATCAGATCTGATCGCCTGAACGGCACCAACAAACAGACCACCAGAAGTAATACGAACCGTCGTCGCAATACCTACTGTTTTATTTGTATTATCTACACTTACAAAACTTCCAAATTCAGAGAGTTCTCTATTATTAGCCATCCGACATCAAATAGTTTTAGTTATTTATTCAGCATCAAAAAAGAACATATGAAACAGTCGTGAATCATACTTATCATAACCAAAATATTTAGAAGCAGTATGGGGACACTTGGCATCCCAAATCACCAAACGATTAAACACATTCGCAATCACATCAATATGATCCCAGGGTGTTGGGTCTAAGTGTTGCTTCTCCCAGATGACATCAGACCCTTCTGTATTCACATGACGAATACCAGTCTTCTTATGAGCAAGTAATGAAGTCCCACACTCATAAGGAGCATCAGGAGTTAGATAGACAGTCGCAGCCCAGGTCTGAGCATCGGCGTGATAGACCAGAGCGTCTTCACAAGTACAGTGTTGAAAGCGACCACACATCCCATGAGTTTCCATCCAATTCGAAACTTTCATCCCCATGATACTTTCAAATGCTTCTTTTGTTCCTGGTATTTCAAACTGATGTTCAGTTCTTCTACCACGATGATAGTCACTGAAATGAAACTCTTGACTTAAAGCAAACTCCCGAACTGTCATTGGGTCTTGATAGAAATTATCAATGACCCATAGAGTTGGATTGGGTTGAGTATTAATCGTCTGGTTGTCTAATGTGTATCTCACGGTTCTACTGCGTTCTCACAAAGTTTACAAAGTTCAAAGCACTGATTGTTCTCAGGCACAATGTCCTCATAAGATTGCTCATAAAGATTTCCAAGAATATGTTTGAGACCATAGTCCATACAGCACAGAGACACATCACCATTTGGAAGCATCACATTATGATACATTTTTTCCAAACAACCACAGGTCATTTGTTTTTCACCGTGATTGGCAATCTTCCATTCTGCTTTTCTTTCCAGCAGTTCTGGTTTCATAATCATCTCACCGACAAGATTACCTGCTCGTGACCACATATCATAAACAGGAGCACTTGAAAACACATGGCGTACATCTTCATGAACAGTTCCCATACACATCGTTGTGAAGTTATGAATCTGATTTTGAATCTTACCAAAGTGCTCAATGACTTCAATATAACGCTTGGTGATTGGGTGTTTTGCTTTCCGTTCTTGATCTGGAAGATGAAGTGTAAAGCAACCATTTGGATTTCCAGCAAATGGAATGTGCTTGATACGCTCAATGTCATCAATACTCATACCAATACCAGTGGTAAAGATTGAGATTGGATGCCCTTTTTCGTGAGCATAAAGAACCATATCAGTACAGTCCTTATTCAACCAAGGCTCAGTGAATCCAGCAAAGGTCACTCTAACCTCCTGTGGGAGTTTATCAACTGCTTTCTTGAAGTTGTCCAGCGTCATAAACCTTTCGCCCTTGTAGGACTTCTGAAGAGTCCTTTGTGGGCAGAAGACGCAATCAACCACACAACCATTCTGAGTATCAATGGAAGTCGTAAACTCCATTGTCGGAGCGATTGAGTTTCTCCAACGGTCCTTACCACTGAAACGATTGTCAATGTACAGATTGATTGTGGTGTAGTAATCCAGGAACCATTCACCATTATCAGTCCCATACAAATGCTGCTTGATATTTACATAGTCGGCAGAATAAATCTCATAATTATTCAGTTGTTTTAGATAAGTCTCTCTGAAACGAAGGAACTTTGCTTGAAGTTCTGGTGTTCCCAAGTGAAACTCACCAGCAACCTTCTTCACATTGTTCTTAATCCATTGTAGGTTCTCATCATTGAAAATATCATACTCACCACCTTCACAGTCAGTCTTCAAGAAATCAATCTGAGTAATATTATTCTGCTCCACAAAGTCCTTGAACTTAACCGAAGGAATTGTCTGACGATTCTCATCTTCACAAGTTTCCAGTAGGTCTTCATTAAACAGACCAGCACTTTCAAACTCACCAGTCACAGGACCGATTGCCTGATTCACACAGACAACATTTTCACCTGATACATTACCCAGAAGAGTCTGATACAGTTCTGGATGTGGTTCAAAGCAATAAACCTTGCCTGGGTTTTGATCCTTGATAAAGTGAGTAAATGGACCAGCACTTGCTCCTACATCAAAAACAATATCTCCCTCTTCTACCTTGAAGAATTTCTGATAGACATTATCAATGAAAACTTCTTTCTCTACGGTCTTACGGAACCATTCATTCTCTGCGGCAATCCCCCAATCAAAATCTCTATGCTTCTTTGGCAGATAAACATTATGAAGACCCTTAGAAGTCTCAGAGAGTCTTTGTAGATTGTTCTCAACTGCCTGCTTATGAATCTCATCTAAGTCATAGTTCTCATAAAGATCTTCTAGAAGACTACGACTTTCGTGGCATAGACCAACCCACCAAGAAGACACTGCTTTCTCAAACAGAATACCATAGAAACCAGGATACTCTACATTCAGAATCAGTGGTTCTGAATCTTGTTCTGATACTTTTTCACCAATAGATGCGATCAAATAGGCATCGTGATAGTTCTCTTCTCTCTCATAGAAACGACTCAGAAGATAATAACCTTCTGGACGAGTCGGCATAATCGCAAGAGCATGTTGAAATAGTCCCTTGACCGTTGTGTTCCTACAACCTTGCTTACTAAAACATAATCCAGCACGAAGAATACACTGATACTTAATCAGTTCTGACTGAGACCGTTCGGCAGTTCTCAGATAATAAGACACTGCAGAGGCAGACTGTTCAATGTTATCGTAGTAAGTTCCAAGATAGAAGTTGTTTTCTGGACTCTCTGGATCTTGAATAAACTTATGAAGTAAATTTTGTAGGTTATAATCAATCATTCAGAAACTCCTCTAATACACTCTCATCAAATTTAAGCAAGTAAGCAGCATTATCTTGGAAACCAAAAGTCATCAACATACTACCATTATGTATTGCTAGTCCAACACAGAACTCTACATGACCACCCATAATGAAAAACTTCTTGGACCATTTTTGAAGTCTGAAATTTTTATCCCAGAACAGGACTCGGTGATAGTAGACGGCATCTTTTCTACCTACTTCACTGTTAAACAAATCTACTTCGTGAGTGATCGCAACATACCCATCCTTCCAGGGAATGACTTGTGATCCTCCTCTTGGATAGCCGTCTATTGGATTCTTCTTATCCGTGAAGATTTGTTCTGAGGTTCCAGTATTTGGATTGATCTTAACCAGTTCAGTCGGATTACTCCACTTAATATAATGATAGGGTTTATCCAGAATCGGCATCCAGTTCTTTTCACAATAAGAAGTCGGATCCAGTGGTGGTTGAATCCGCAACTGTGAAACTTGCTTGACAGTATTATTATCTACAACAATCTCACACAACTCCATCCGCCCAGTTCCGATGGTGTCTTCATCTCTTCGCACACCAGACAGATAAAGTTTTCCATTCCACCGAAAGAGACGAGCATCTTCTAGACCCACAAAGTCCCAGAGTTCTTTATCAGGAAATGCCGAAGTATCTATCTTACAATACCGTTCAATCTCATAGGCATCATTGAGTTCCAGATAATAGTTCCAGGTTCTCAGGTGAATATCATTCTCTGGGTGAACATAAGTCAGGGGGCCATAAGGATGCTGAAATAACTTCTCTTCCGAATGATAGAAAGTATAGTTAACCTGACGAAGATTAACCAGTACTTTTCCATTATCAATGAGAATGGATGGATTCATCAGTCCAAGTCCACCCGTGAACTTTGGATCAATAATCAAAGGGTGAATAGAACCACCCTTATCAAAAGCAACTTGTGCGAATGTTTTCATTTAACCTTATCCACCTGCGATCCCATAATCTGAGAGTCTTGTGCGATGGTGTCAAACTTTTGAAGATCTTTCTCTACAATCTCTACAATTTCAGTTGGCATATCAGTCATGTGCCAACAGGTTAAAAAAGCCATAAATGAATAATATTCTTCAGTCTCATTATATAGGATTGTGGCGAAGGTGTCAATCTCTAGTTCTTATAAGAACCCAAAACGCTGAGAGGGTGGTCAAGTGGGGGGGATTAAAAGTAATAAGATGCCGTGACTGGTAGGTTTTCCTTTTCGTTTGTGACGACTGGTGTAAGATTCCAAGAAAAACTTGGATTTAACATAAAGTTCTTAATGTTCTCAAACTCTTCTTGTGAAAGAGCATTGTCTATAATTTCATAAGTCATAAAATCATTCTAATGTATAAATCGCAAACATTCCACTTTTAGTAAATGCCTCTTGGATTTCTGCAAGTTCTTCTGCTGTAAATGTAATATTTTCTAGAATCTCAAGAAGAATCTCTTGGATTTTTGTAACATTTGCGTGTTTGTTTTTTGCATCACTCATCAGTGCAATGAACTCTGTTGCAAGAGTATTAGCAACAAGTGATTGACCTGCTGTTGTTTTGATTTTAGTATATGCACCAGTAGTAATCAAGTCATCCCAGAATCTTTGATATTGGACTCTGTTCTGCTTCTCGTACTTTGATAGTTCAGTTGCATCATACTCACGAGTTTCATTATTCCACTTATAATTATGAGTAAAGAAACCTGAAGTAGGAGGCATCACAATAGGACCCTTCCAACCAAGTGCATTTAATTCTTCATCTGTAAGGTCAGGAAGGTCAGTTCTTATTTCTTCTCCAGGAGCAGGTCTCCACAAATCAGGGATTGTTTGTGGGTCATTTCCATTTGGAGGGCTGTATCTTCCTCTTGCTTCTGTTGCGGCAAGGTCTACGTAAGACATATAATTTTTATGAGTTCCCTTTCTTTATTTATGTATCTTTACTTCCTGATAAAATGATTTATACTTCTCATTGATTTCTTTTTTGATACTTGCTCTTAAGTCATTAGTAATATAAACACTTCTTGCAAGTTCTATAAAAGTTGTACCAAAGTCTTGTGACTTCTCAAGAACTCTTAAGTCATCTTCTATTTTCCAGAGTTTACGATTGATTGAGAGTAGTTGTGAAACATAAGGTGCATCATAGACTTGATGTTTCTTTGCGATTTCTATAAGGTCTTGGAGTTCTTTTGTTACATAAGAGTTGTCTGTGTATTGAGACTTAATAGAAAGTATAGAAATTTTATCTAATAGTTCTCCTATAGAGATTGGTATTTTTATTTCAACCATAATTAATGTTCTTTGGTTTTTCTATAATGACTTGTGGTTTATTATCTCCTTCTATGTTTTTGATAATGTCTTGATATGCAGTTTCTATTTCTTTCTGTGTAAAATCAATTCGTGGTTCATTCAGTCGTGAAGACATATGTGCATGAAAATCTGATATTCTCATAGAGTCTGGATAAAACTCAACATCTCTCTCAATAATATGAAATCCATCATAAGTCACATTGACCCGATGAGTTCCTGCAATCATCACTGATGCCTTCGTATTCAGTGCTTTACAGATGTGCTGACCGCAACTATCACATCCCACAAAGTAATCAGCAGCACCAATGATTGCAGCCCATTCTCTTAGGTTAGGGTCAGGGTCTGGTTTATAAGTTTTGAGATTATAAAACTCCTTTGCTCCCATAAAGATGAGGTTATAATCATTTGAGAGTTCTTTGATAAAGTAATCCAACATTGGTTTTGGAATAGACCTTAAACTATCATCAAATACCCCAGAAGAATGTGGAGTAGCAGTAGAACCATAAGGTTGTAATACAATAGTCTTTGATTTCTTATGTTGGGACTTTGCTTTTTCTATGATTTCATATGCTCTTCTTTTTTCCTGAAATGAAATATTCAGTTGCATTGGTGGTAAGTCACTATGATCTGTTGAGTTGTTGATACAGATATCAAATGCTTCTCTTAATGAAATCTCATTACGATAATATGCAGGAACACGATAAGGTTCTGGTGAGAGCACTTGGTCTGCTTTCCAATACAAATCAAAAGAACCTTGTGCATTAGGGTTAAAGGTTCTTTCCTGAAGTTCTGGAATACCCCAAGTAATAAAATCCCATCCTGGAATCATTATATACCATTCTTCATCTGGATGATTATTATAATATTTAAGTAGTGCTGGTATTGCAGTGATGATTCTTCCAAATCCACCATCTAATGATATGATTGTCGTCATTTATAATGAATATTAAAGGTTTCTTTTTGTTCTTTGATATAAGTTTCGTTCACAACTTTCTTCCAGTCTATGATAGGACTGGTGTGATTTTCATCGCAGTGAGTGCTCCAACCAGGCATTGGAGAAATTAAATATCTCTCTTGTTTCTGCAGTTCCCAGAACTTATCATAATCTTTTGAGAAATGAAATCCCTCTTCTTTTTTCACACCATTTATAGAATGTTTTTGATGTATCTCCAAGTCTTCTATGAGTGTCTTATATTTACAGGCAAAGGTATTAGTTGTTACCGGTACTGCTCTCCAATGAGAACTTGGTGTTGCAAAGATTTCACATAAGTATCCTTTTGCAATAAATAAATTAAAGTCATAAAGAGTAAGATAATGAGAGTTAATCTCAAATCCTTCTAGCATTATATCACACCAACCAGGACGATGTAAATAATCATCTTCTAGTAAGTAAATGATTTGTTCATCATCAAAGTTTCTTGATTGGATAATTTCTAATGTTTTTAGAAAACTATCAGTCTCACTTCCACACTTAATGATTTTCACATTCTTTTCTTTTGCAAGAAAGGTCTTATCAATACTACCATAAAACTCATCATAAACAATCGTATAGTTTATCAAGTCTGGATTGAGAGTATTCTTAAAGTTCTCAAAGACTTTAATCTTATTGAACCAAGAAGGTCTTGTTCTGTCTGGAAGTTCTTGGAGTTTTGAGTAATAACAATGTCTTATAAAGACTTCAATTGGTTTTTTCATTGATACTTCATTTTATTTTTTTTAGTTTTATCTATCTTATTAGTTCTCCACTGAATAGTAACTCTTTTTTTGATTGTTCCAGGAACAATACAAGTTACACAATGTACATTATGAGGGTCTTCTTCTGTTGCAGAGTTTACAACCATAGAGTTATAAGTTGGTTCTATACCTTTGATTTCTTTTGTTTGACTATCTTTATATAAAAATACTCCGCCATCATCACTATCCCATTCCTCATTTAAGTATATTGTACCATTATAAGGGTAACAATTATCTGGATGCCAGGTGATATAAGAACCACCACCCCAAACATAAATGGAGGGAACAAAGGTTAAATCTTCTTTCTCAAAATCAACATCAAGTGCCGTTTCTATACTACTCTTGATTTCTTTTTCTAAAGTCTTATTTGATATTCTATGAGTAAGTATATTGGATGATATGAGACTTAAGTTTTGGTCCCATCCAATACTTGACCCCCATAAATCTGCACCCATTATAGACTTAAAGTAATCCATCACATTTTTAATCAAGTGTTCATCTAGAACATTATTATAAGTTCTTATCATATTAACTAGATTTTAATATTATTCTTCATTTTGACTTAAAAGTTCACTTCCCATTTGTGCGATTTCATCCCAAGTCATTTTTCCAATCTCTTCGTATCCTAATTTTTCTAGTACTAATAAGTAACCTCTTGGAATCACTTCAGTTGAGAAATAATACTCAAGTTCTTCATAAAGTGGATTATCAGTATCTATTCTTATTTGTAGTGCTTTTAGAACTTTTTTTACATCTTCAAGTGTTTTAAGTCTTTCAGTACAAAGTTCAAATCTTCTTACAGGTTTTTCAGTCATAAGTCACTCCAAATGATTTGAGTTTTGAGTATTTATTCCACCAGTCCAAGTGATGAATATGAGGGTCTCGTTGTTTCTCAAACTGAATGTGAAGAGCAAGAGAAGGCACAGGATTTAAACGAATCACATAATGTTTCCAGATATTTGAGATTGTATTTCCTTCGTGAACAAGTTCTTCTATTGGGTCTATTCCATTCCAAGGTGTATATTTTGATGCAAGTTTCTCAAAGACTTCCCAGTGTTCCTGAAAGACTTTAGGTGTCGTCATCATTGTAAAAGTCGTCCATATTCCTTCTTTCCAGTGTCTTATTGGTGTTCTAAACAATCTTCCAGGAAACATATCTCGTAGTTCATAATCTTCTGGATTATCAAAAGGAAACAAACAAAGGTCTTTTTGAAGATGATAATAAGACTTTAAATAACTATAAGAAAACAACATTTCTTGGATTGCTTCTATGCAGTGTAAGTAATCATCTTCTACAGAATATACTAAATCAGCAGTAGAGTTCTTGCAATACTCAAACTGCTTTAATCCACTATGATTAAATCCTTTTACTTCTAAATCTATAAGTTGGTATGAATGCTTTGAGTGTTTAAAGATTTTATGAACTTTAGAAATACAATCAGTAGTGCAGTGGTCATTAAGAACAACAAAAGAAATCTCTGCATCTGTGACTACATTTGCAGAGTTAATCAAGGAAGATAAGCAACCAAGTATCAGGTCTTTTTTGGGTATATCAATATACCTTGGTTTACATCCGTGTATATTTTGACCATCGTGTATTCTTAAGATGATTTCAAGTTTCATTTATACTCAATAAACTTTTTGTCTAACTTTTCAATAATATCAGCATCAATTTTATGTCCTTCTTTCCAGAACTCCATATTCATTTCCTTATATTTTTGAACAATTTCTGGAGGTAGAATAAATCTTGGAGGGTTATATTCTACTTTTCTCTTGACTGTATGGAGGTCTTTAAGATTACAAGCCTTATCAAAGTTCTCATTTGAGTATTCTACATTCTCAAAGTCGTGAGCATAATAAGGTCTCTCCAGAAACTCATAGACCTTTCTCATTGTCTTCTCTGGAGTTTTACATAAGTTCTCATAATCAATCAACATAATCATTTCTGGGTTCATTGCATAACCTTCACGAAGTAGTATCCAAGGACCTGCAACAATACCACCATTTCTATCCATCATACCATCACAACGAGCAAATACACTATCTTTGTGTGCTGTAAGAGTTGTAGTATGAAATGGATTTTTGGATGCAATCAACTCAAAGGAGTTAAGAATAGAAACTATGTCTCTTACAGGACATAAGATTTTAGTATAAGGAAAAAGTGCTTTGAGAAATGGTGTCTTTTTAGTCCAACCACGAGAACTATCAAAGATGACTGGTTTCTCTATGTGTTTATAATACCCATCAAAAACTCCATACATTAGATTTTTTCTTTGGTCTTCTGTGATATTAAGGTTATTTTCACCACTTGTAATCACATCAATAGAGTTTCCTGTAAGTCCTTGTACTGGTGATGCAATATCAGCATAGAAGTCTGGGTTCTGTTTGAGAATACCAGAAAGTAATGTAGAACCAGACCTTGGAAGTCCGGAGATAAAGTAGTAGGATTTCATAAAGAATCAGGTTTCTTCGGTCTGTGTTGGATATGCAATACTACCTTTAGGAAGAGCAATCAAATTAAATGAGATTGAGATGCGTTCTTCATCGTGATTGTTGGTTTCTACTGAATGTGGTAAGTAAGAAGGAAAGAGAATAATATTACCTTCTACTGGTTCAATACGAATACTTTCTCCTGTGAACTGGTTCTTCTGTGCAGTAAGAGCACAACCATTCCACATTTTATTGATTGCTGGATTTTGGAGTACCAGTTTTCCACTTTCTTCTGGTGCTTGGAGATAGAAGACTCCAGAGAATACATCTCCGTGTACGTGCTCACTATTCATACACTGACGAGTATCATTAATGTTTAACCACGCAGAAGTAAGTGCAATATCACAATCCACAAAGTCTAAATCTCCAACTGCCTTAAATCCCAACTGACAGAGATACTCAAGGAGTGGTCGTAGTTCTTCTACTCCGTGTAATGTATCTGGTGATTGATAACTAGCAATATTTGATTTTTGTACTGAAGGGTTTTGGTCCTTATAAGTTCTTACTGCATTCAGGAAGATTTCTTTGTGTTCCTCAAACTCTGGATATTCACTTTGCCAGAGAGGAACTGAATAAATCGGCATTAAGTTCATAATGATTTCAGTGTAAGTTTCTCGTATTTTACCATATTTAGATTGTTTCGTAAAGGTCATCAATCAGTTCACTTGCGTCTTTATAGATTTGAAGATTTTCAACCATAGTATGTTTTATAAAAAAATGAGTACAAAATACAAGTATCAAAGTATAAGTATCAATAAGTCACACACCTGAAGGCACGAACTCGGTAAGGATTGCTCGAATAGGCCGTTAACTGCTGACCGGTATACATTCTCAGCATGCAAGCATTGTAAAACAAATAAGGTAAATAAGGATTATAATTAGAACCTGGAACCTCTGTACTACTCCAGTAGAAACCAGGGGGGGTGTAACAAGGTGCTGGACCCCAGAAGGACCTACAGCAGTATCCTGGATTCAGGAGTTGTGATATTGTTGGAACAAACCAACCGGTGCATCCCGATACACTTTGAGCAGTTGTATTAGCATCATTTCTATCGAACCAGTTTCTTTGGACCTCTGTACTATAAGGACTCACAACCCATCTTACTGGTGATGCCTTACATATAAGAAATCCACCTTCATATGAGTCACCAAGATTTATTGGTACAGTAGCAGTAGTAAAACTATAAGTATTAATCAAGGCATTTGTTAAAGTCGTGGTGATTCCACTAAATGCTCCTGCATCAACCACAACAAAAACATTAGTTGCATCAGGAAGACTTGATACTGGGTCTATGGTAACTACACCACCAGAAATAGATACTGATGAAGAAGAGACTCCAATGGTCTCATGTACAGTTCCACCAGCACTTCCTGACCTTAATGTGATGTTACCAGTTCCCTTTGCTACTGTACCATTAAAAGTAATGATGATATTAGATGCAAGAGCAACATCAGTAGCACCAATCGCAGGACTGAATGTAATGGGTACTGGTGGAACATTTATAGAAGTTGCAGTAATTATACCAACCGTAATATTAGAACTTTCTATAGAAGTTGCAGTAATTATACCAACCGTAATATTAGAACTTTCTATAGAAGTTGCAGTAATTATACCAACCGTAATATTAGAACTTTCTACTAATTCTTTTTGCAGTGCTTGGCCACCTTGAGTGGTTCCATCCATAACAACAAGAGTATCTTTTGATAAATCTACAAACAATTCACCTGCAGCACCAGTTACTGTAGATATGCCAGAAGTCGTATCTCTTCTAAATTGTAAAACTTTTGACATTTTATTTTTTAATACTTATTATTGATATTTTTATTTATAGAATATATGAAGCAACAATTAAGTATTTAAGTCAAACTGTCCAGTTCCAACTTCCAAATCAAGAGTTCCAGATTGAGATTCCAAATCTCCAGTTGGGGAGAATGCACTTCCTGTACTGCGAACTAAACTTCTATTAAGAATAATAGTAGTCTGTTCAGAAGAAGATGGTGTTAATGATAATATAAAATTAGATCCACTTATAGATCCAGTAAAAATTCCACAAGCAGCATTTAATGTAATAACATTGGATTCAAGTAAATATGGACTTGTTCCATCATGTAAAACAGTAATTTCAACAACATGATAATCACTACCATTAGTTAATTGAGCATAATACTTAGCACTTCTATACAAGTCTGTTGAAAAAGTATCAATTCCAACTTGATTTGTAGATGCCGTAGTTATAGTTTTTGTATCTACAATGATATTATTAGTATTATAACTTGTATCAGCAATTCCAATAATATTTGTATTAGATATATATGAATTAACTACCCCAACAGCAAGGGTGGATGTGTTATTAGAAGTTACTGTTTCATTTGGATTTGTTGTACCGATACCAACACTAGAAAGTGTGTGAATGCCAGCGTTTGTTGTAACCCATTGAGATTGAGAAATTCCAGTTAATCCAGATCCATCACCATAAATCTTATAAGCAGTGACAATACCAGCAGCCAATACCGCTGTGTTAGCGGATGTTACGACAGCAGTTGGATTTGTTGTACCTATACCGACATTAGAAAGTGTATG